GTCGTAGATCTGCTCAGCCGTGGCGGGGAGGGTCACAGTGCCTACAGGCGTCCCTTCAGGTTTCCGGGAAACTGGGGGAACTCAGCCACGCACCGATGGAGAAGCTCGCCCTCACGCCCGCCCAAGCCTTCGAGCTTGAGCGCATGTCTCGTGCCATTGACGCCACCACGGATCCACAGGTGCTCCAGAGCCTGTGCAAGCAGCTCCTGCAGGCATGGCATACCCAGAAGGCGGCAACCGCCTGGGCGATGCGCCAGGGGCTCACGGCACCATGGCGCGGAAAGCCCCCAGCCACCGGAGCGACTGGGGGCCTGTGTCAGAGCTGATCAGCCGTCCGTCTCATAGGGACCGTAGCCCCGGATCCCCGTGTTGTATTTGATGATCGTGCCGGCCTCGCGGGGCTCCTCGAAGGACTGGAAGCGACCAAAGCCGTAGTCAGCCTTGTTCACGTTCACCGGGCCCAGTACCAGGTACTTGATCATCAGGCCCTGCCGCACCTTGTCGCGAGAGGCGATCCGCATGAGGCGGTACGCGGCGTCGGCGTAGCGGGTCTGGCCGGCCACGGTCCAGCTGATCGAGCTGGAGGTCGGCATGCTGGTATCGAACCCCTTGGCCTCGTCGTCGTAGGTGACGGTGGTCTCCTCGTTTTCGCCTTCGTTCGGGCTGCAGTTCGTCAGGCCCAGCAGTCGGACCGGCGCGTCGGTGCCATCGAGCGCCAGCACGCCGCTCATCGCGGTGCCGGCCGCCACGGCGGCATCGGTGACGTTCGTAGTTTCCAGGGCGTACGTGAGGGTGAACGGCGTCGAGGTGGTGACGGTGGCCACGGTGAACACCCCATTGAGCGCGGCGAACGGCGCCGGCAAATCCTTGACGATGATGGTGCTGCCCTGAGTGATCCCGTGGGCAGCCGCGAAGGTCAGGGTGACCACGTTGGTGGCAACTGCGGCCCGGGTGATGGTCTTCGGGGTGCCGCTGAAGACCTTGTAGGTGTCGCCGTTACCGGACGTCAGCACCGTATTGGCATTTGGCATCAGGGTGGCGTTGCTCATGAACTTCCCGACGCCAAAACCTGCATTCGGCAGCAGCAGGTCGAGATCGACGAGGCTGGCCTTGATGATCTGAAAGTACAGCTTGAAGCCGTACGCCTGATGGAATCCCTGGGCAGACATGGTGGTGCTGAATCGTGTCGACTCCATCAGTCCGCCCCCTGGCAAGCCGCCCCAACGGCTTAGGCGCTGGAAACCTGCGGGAAACGGCCCTTCCCCACCAGTGAGCTGTTACCCACGCGGCGTCTGCCATGTGCCGGACGCGGGCCGGAAGCCATACCAGGCGCGGGTCTGGTATGCGGGCCGGTACTGGTCCCTCGGCTACCACGAGTCCGTTCCCCTGGCGGCGGCGGCCGTCAATCGGGTGTATCGGGAGATTGATGAATGGCGAGAAATGCGCCTTCCGCCGCCCACACTGCACCCTCTGATCCGGGCGCGGGAGCGCCGACAGTCAGCCAGCAGCACGGCTCAGGATCCCCCGCCAGCCGGAACGATCGCGGCTGGTTGATGGCAGTGTCCTCGGCGATCAGGAACCCTCGCCAGCCGCCGGGCTCCAGGGTCGGGGCCAGCAGGATGGCGTCCTCGCTGATCAGGGCCAGCCGGGCCGGCGCGGGGTGGCCGCGGCCTGCAGTGTTGAGGCTGTCGTGGAACGCCACAGCCCAGTCCGGGAACTCCTCGCGCTCCAGCAGGGCAAGCATCGCCGCACCAGCCGCCGCCGGGGGCAAGTCGCCGGGCTCGGGCTGGCGGTAGAGGTAGAGGTCGTCGAGCTTCGGGATCGCGCTCGCGTCGGTGACGTTCAGGGCCACCAGGCGCTGGTGCAGGAACGCCAGGGGGCGCTCGTAGGCGTGCAGCTGCTTCAGTCGCCAGCGTTCCCCTTGCTCGATCGCCGCGTAGATGTACGGGAGGGGGGTGTAGGCGAAGCGCTCGGGGGTAAAGCAGGGGTCTGCTGGCCAGAGGGTTCGGGCTCGCCAGAAGAGATCGTCCCAGTCGATGGGGTCGCCGTCACCTCCACTGCCTCCGCGACCGACGGCGCGAGCTTTCCCAGCATGTCGAGCATCCCCTCCACGATCTCCTCGGGTGTGCTCTCGGGCCGGCCGCCGGCCTGCTCCTGATCGAAGAATCCCGCCAGGGCGTTGACCACCGGCTGGGGGATCCGGGCCTCGGTGTCCTCATCGGTCCAGTGCCGCTGATCCTTGACCCGAAACCGGATCACGGCGGTCGCCTTGCGGATCTGCTGGGAGGCGAATTCCCCCGACAGGGTGGACTCGGCGGCGGTCACCAGGGAGGCATGGCGGATCAGGGCGCGGTGCTCGCTGTCCTCCAGCTGGATCGGGATCTGCATTCGCACCGACAGGATCCGAGTGGCGGTGCGCTCCGCCTGATCCGGCTCGAACCCATCCGCCAGCAGGGCGTCGGCCAGGGCGCCAGCGTGGGCGCTGAAGGCGTTCTGGTATCGGTGCTGCGCAGCGTGCCGGGCCTCCCCCGCCAGCAGGGCGCCATGGATGGGGATCTCGATGGTGACCGGCTGGTCACCGACGGTCGCCTCGATGGTGCGCGTCGGCAGCGGGCCGTCGAAGAATGACGCCATGGTGGACGGTGGTGGGGTGCCTCAGGTTTCCGGCTTACCGTCCCCGCAGGTACCCCAGCCACACATCCCGCAGGCGCCGGTCGAGGTTGTAGACCACCACGCCGTCGACGTTTTCCTGGCCGGTCGTGGCGCGGCACCAGGGGCGAGGCGGCAGCCGGGTCCCGCCACGGAGCACAGCCCCCTCGTGGACGGCAGTGGCGTAGCTGGCCGACCACCGGAACGTGGCCTGGTACGGGCCGGTCATCTGCCAGCTGTGGGTCTGGCGCAGGTTCGCGGTGTCGATCAAATTCCGCGGGCTCCCCACGATCGACCCGTTGCTGCGCACCGTCTGGCGGGGCCAGTTCCATGCCACGGCGGTGAACGACTGCTGGAAGGCGGCCGATAGCTCCCCCATCACCACCTGCGTGGCACGCCGGGCGGCAGCCTCAGCCCGGGCCCGGCCGCCGCTGCTGTCCATCCGGACGGTGACGCTCATGCGGGCACCTGCAGCTCGATGCGGAGCTTCTCCACCCCGGCAGCCCGCAGCTCGGCGCCGATCCCGCCAGGCCCGAACGGATCGGACAGGCCGAGGATGGTGGCCTCCCCCTCCAGCCAGGTGCCGGTCTTGGTGGGCAGGTCGGGCAGGATCCCCAGGAACCCCCGGCCGCTCATGCCCAGGGTCAGGCCGGCAGGAGCCAGGCCGTTATCGGTCCAGGTGAACGCGGAGGCCGCCGCCAGCCAGCTCCCGTTCTGCGGCAGCACCGCCCAGCGGGTGAGGTACCCCGTCAGGACGCGGGACCGTGGCGAGACGCTGGGCAGATCGGCAGCGGCGACCGTCTCACCCTCGGCGTAGGCCTCGATCACCCACGCAGCGGTGTTTGGGGCGACGCCGCTGCGGAAGTTCAGGCTGGTGGGCGGTTGCCGGACCAGCAGGCGGAGGTTGGCGATTTCCTGGAAGGGGGAGGGCATGGGTTAGCTCCTCACCAACCGAACCATCCCACCCCCGTTCGCCGCCTGGATCCCGAGGTCCTGGAGAATCTCAGCCTTCAGGCTGGCGATCTTCCCGGTGATCAGCCCGCCAGCGGTGGCATCAGACCGGCCGCCGGTGACGGTGCGGACTTTCCTCAGGCTGGTGTCCCACTCAATCACGGCGAGCTTTGAGCGGTAGTCGTTCGGGGTGAGCGTCTGCCCAGGGATCGGCCCCTCGTACTCCACTGCGTTGCCCAGGTGGGCGGTGCCGTCCTCGATTTTGTCGGTCCAGTCCTGATCGAGCGACTCAATCTTGTCTATCCGCGCTTGGATGGCCGCCACGGTTTCGGTGGAGGTCTCCGCCACCCGATTCATCGCTGCGGTGAGCTGGGTAAGGTTGTAGCCCGAGCAGGGCCAGTTCGCATACTGCCGGATCAACTCCCGATCGCCCGACCGCCAGGGGGATAGGACCGGGGGGACGGTGGTGGGCATGGCGCGGGCGTGGGTCTGCTGCAGGTTTCCGGAAACCTGAGGCAGCACCGAGGTGGCGATGGCCAGAACCTACAAACGGGACAGCAATGGGCGGTTCAGCTCGACCGGCAGCGCCCGCAGCGCCAGGCCGGCCACCAGG